CTAGGGCGTTTTTTAGTAGGTTAAACCGAAAACGTAGGTTTATAATGAGTGGTGGTAGCAATACCGCAATTGTACAGACAAGCGACGGGCGTTAACGACCGACGAACTAGGGGGAAACCTTAGCGTAGAATTGCACTCTGGTTCAGTTATTCCAAATAACTGTTTCCAGGGAACAATTCTGCGCTCAAAACGTCACTCCCTCTAAACTGAATGGAAAACCATAACCCGTCAAGTCAAAAGGAGAAAAAGATGCAAGAAAAAAATGAAGATCGTGAAGTATGCAATGAATTCTTGAAGACTATTGCTGATAAGTTACCTTCCACCCCTAAACAGCACGATGATGTACTTATTTTTGGTCGTGAAGAAAGTCTTTCTCTAGGAATTATGAATGAGGATGTTGTTAAATATCTAAAATCTGAGTTGCCGGATAGAGTTATAAATGTGGATGTTTCTGCGGATAACCCTGATTTTGAAGTATTCAAAGAATGCGTACGTGAGTACATTAAACGTGAAATTAATAGTGATAATGATGAAATGATAAAACAGTTTAACTCTTTTGAAAAATGGCATATCATTCTTGACAAAACTCAGTCTTTAAATCCTGGAAATCCTGTACCTTCACCAGCTGTTATTATGTTTTGTTATAAATAAAATTGTTAATAAATGGTCTAGGCGTATTCTCAGCGAATTTCACAAACTAACATTCCTCAATTAAAGCCAATCTAATATCTATACCACTTCTTTTTTGGACAAGTTCACAATCGAAAAATAACGGAATGTGGAAGTAGCAGGGAGTGAGGGGGTTACTTGGGATAAGCCGCCTTATGTAAAGTAGAAAGTGGTATAGTTGGAATTAAATAAAGAAGGAGTGGTGTTTTATGTTCGCTAATATAATGGTGTCTCCTAAAATTGAACAATTAGGTGATCATGATCCTGTATATAATTTTGTGTCAGGAAATACTTTTAAACTTCCAGTTGAAGGATCTAATTTTACTTTTCAGTGTTTTGTTGTAATCGGAGATTTCAAGGATATTAAAAATGAAGACAGTTTTCATATAGATTTTGCGTCAGCTGACAACAAGAGTAAAGTTATCAGCAACATGATTGGGAGAGACTTTGGTGATCTTTATGGTAAAACGGATAGCATTACTATAGTCGCGAAGTTTAATAATGTTTCTATTCCTAAGTATGGGAAATATGTCATATCATTTTATGTAAATGATAATTTGATTTCTGAAGGGTATCTTTCATTTGTTGGTGACGATGATGAGCACAAATAATGGAATTGTTTTTGAAACATTTTCGGGGTATTCTTCTAGGAAAGTTACTTTGTATGAAAACAACCTTGCTCTTCATGTAATTGGCAATCATCCTGATAGAGATTTTTTGTTTAATGAATCAAATCTGAGAATAATTGCTAACGTCATTGAATCGCCATCTCTTGTTTATAAGGATAAGTCACAGGACAGACGCTACAATTACATAGACATGGTTCAATTTTCTAGCTTTGACAATGCAATTAATGTTAATATCGTGACAGAAGCTATAAATAAAGATTGTGCGTCTATTGTAACAATTATTCCGTTTAAGGCCGGTGGTAAAACTCAATTCGCTAAGGAGGACAAAGTTTATGACAGACATAACGTTAGATCGTGAAAGAATCATTAATTTAGCTAAGTCACGTTCAAAGAAGTTTGATGGAATAGACTACTCTTATGATCCAGAATTTGATGTATTGAGGCTACAAGTTGGAGATACGTATGGACTTGTAGGAAGCTATGCAGGCGAAAATGTATACGTTATTTTAGATGGTAATCATTTCGTTTATGCGGAAATTTACGGATTTTTAAATAAATATAGCATAGACGAATACAAGGCTGCTATTACAAATAGAAAGGTCATCAAAAGTCTTCCCGAGATTTATAAAAGGCTAAGTAGTGACTAATGATTTTTGTGCCAAATAGAAATTGGTATACTAAAAAGAGGTCTCCGGTATTATGCTGGAAGCCTCTTTTTAGTAAATGAATGGATGAAACTTTATTTGTTATCCTAAAAATGATAGTTCACTTTTAGAAAAATGTAAATAATCAAAAAAGCCACCAAAGAAGTTGTGTACTGAGGGTGACTTTGAGTGGCTTTTCTAAAGATGAGGACGTTCCGAATGATTGGAACTTTTACATCATAGCATCTATAAATTATTGTAGCAATTAAAAAATAAAATATGGATAGCCTACGATTAGCTATCCATATTTTATGCACGTTCAGACTATCTCATAGAAGAACAATTGAATATTAACATATTAAATCTAGTCTGGTCAATTTCAAAACTAGCCTTAAAAAGGAAAAAATTAGTTTGACTTTACTGGAATTATAAGCTATTATACTTGAAGAGATTTCTTTAAAGTTGGTTTTTATTCTTCCTTCTTTGAAGATTGGACGCTCCTTCAAGCAGGGCGTCCTTTTTTGTTACAAATATTTCATTGATATTGCTTTTTTACTACATATAGGTTATAATTGTTCCTGCATAGATGAATCCATGATTTCTTCCCTTCCGCTGACCTGTTGAAGGGTTTTTTTATGGATTTTTTTACAAATGTGAATTTTTTGTGAACTTCTTAAAGTTTTCTTTTGGCATAATAGACGTCGTATGTTATAATCTTTGTTAGCAAGAATGATTGTGGACATTTACATAATGTTTTTGCTAAAAAGAAATTACAGGAGGTTTTCATCTATGCGTTCATCATTCGCAAAGTCTATTTATGTAGGCGCTGCAGTGTTAGGTTTAGCTGGTCTTTCAGCTGTTACTACCACTACTGCAAGTGCTAAGAGCTATGCAACTGCCGGTGCTTACACCGCTCTTGCAGACAAGAGTCAAAATGTTACTGTAACTGGTACTAATGCCATTTACTCAAAGCCAGGTACTGTTAAGGGTGCCAAGGTCGTTGCTTCTAAGAAGACAGTTGCTAAGTTAGCTGCTTCAAAGAAGTCCAGCGACACTTTCTACGCATACGGTACTAAGACCACTAACCGTGGTTCCGTATACTACAAGATCGTTACCATGGACAAGAAGTACCGTGGTTACATCTACGGTGGTAAGACTGCCGGTACTTTTGCTGGTGGTATCAAGACTACTGAAACTATGACCAAGGCTACTATGCCTAAGGAAACCACAGTTTACTTTGCAAATCCTGGTACTACTAATGTTACTTGGACTGCGCCAAAGAATACTGATATCCACGCAAAGAAGAACGTTATTAATACGACTCCATTTGCTGGTGATCAGTTAACGATTACTGATGCAGCTACTAAGACAAAGGAAGGCAGCTTATACTACTATGTTAAGGATGCTACTCATCCTTCAATTAGTGGCTGGATCTACAGTGGTGCTGTTACTGCTGATTCGTCAGTTGCTTACAACCAAGCAACTGATGTTAAGGTAAACTTTGTTGCTACTGATGGTACGACTGTAAAGTCCACTACTTTAGCTAAGTTGACTGCAAACAACGCTGATAACACTGCTGTTGGTACTGCTAAGGCAAATGCTAAGGGTACTGCTGTTGGTTTTGACGCTCAAGCTAAGGCAAAGAATGACTGGGCTACTCCTTTATTGAAAGGTACTGGTTATGACTACAATGAAGCCACTGCATCTAACACTGCTGCATTGTTAAGCGCTAAGACTGGCGACACTATCAACTTGACGGTTACTAAGGGTGCACAAGCTGTTCAAAGCATTGCTGCATACTACCAAGATGGTGTTAACAAACCAGTTAAGTTGAGCTCTGCTGATGCAACTTCTGACGCTAACTTGGTTTACCAAGTAACGTTCCCAACGTTAACTGCTGCCTTCTCTGGCGCTAATGGTGCTAATTACACCGCTGCTGACGTTCAAAACTTCTTGACTACTAACAAGGCCAACACTTTGAACTCTGTAGATTACGCTAAGGATGCTAGTGGTAACATTGTTAAGGCTGACGCCGGTAACGCTGTTAAGGAAAACGGTAAGGTTGTTGTATACCACACTGTTTACACGTTAACTTCTGGTGTTGCAGGTACTTACACTACTAATGGTACTGCATCTGCCTTCTACAACACTGCTAAGGAAGTTAAAGGTAGTGCTTCTACTACCCAAAACACTGGTAACGTTAGTGTCTTTGGTTAATAGTAAATATTAATTTATAGTAAGAAAGCCTGAATTTTTAGATTCAGGCTTTTTTTATATTCAACTTGATTATATAATTTTGTATACGTAATACGGCAGTAGGCATCTGGCTGAACAGTGTGCGATCCATGGTATTTGCATATTTTTTGATGATATAAAACATCCTTTTAAATAAATTCCAGATCCATTAGGGATTCTTCCAAGCTATCAATGGTTTCATTGCGTTCCATATAATCAACCCAGCCATCATAAGATTTTCGCTGACGGGGCTTCATGGCTGAACTCAATTTGGCTTGGATATTGCTAATGAATTTAATGACAGCACTGCTGGTCTCATTTTTAATGCGCAGGCTACTCCACTTTTTATTGGTGGGGCGGTCTGCGTTTTGTTCGTTTAAGAACGCAGCATATTTATCTCGAAAATTATCGACAATCTGACTGTTTGCTTCTAAATATTCTTCTAATTCAAACGTTGTCATAATATCAACCTCCATATTTAAGTTGTGAATCAACTGATTACATAGGACTCGGACCTATGATCAACCACCCGGCTAATCAAACGTATGTTCTTTTGAAGTGCTAAGAGAAGTCCCCATATAGGGGACTTAAAGGATTACAATACCCTTTATTTTGAAACTTTCATTTTCAGTGACATCCATTGGCGCATATTCAGGGTTCAGGCTGATCAATTGGCATTCATAACTATTTCGATGGTACTTTTTAACGTATGCTTTTCCATCTACGTATGCAATAATAATTTGGCCATTAAATGCTTCTTCGGCATATTTAACAAAAATTATTTGCTGATCAGTAAATAATGGTTTCATTGAATCGCCGTTAACTTGTAAAGCATAATCGTAATCAGGAATTATACCGGTGTAATCAACTTCTGTTGCATCATCTTGTAACTCCTCACCAGTACCAGCAGATACGGCGCCGAGAAGCTTAATTCGAGTCCTAGGTATATGAATGACATTGCTGTTTTGCTCTTTTAGCTGCCTATTAGCATAATCATAGACGTTTTGTTGACGATCTGATGTTAGGTCAGACACTATATTGCTTATCTTTTCAGGTAAACTGCCGTTAGAAAGCCCCATTAATTCAGCAAGGGAAACATGCAAAGCACTTGCAACATGCGCAACCACTTCAATTGGTAGTTTTTCTATATCGCCTTTTTCATATCTGAATATTGTAGACCTAGAAACACCAATGGCTTCTGCAAGCACGTCGGCACTTATACCTTGCTGTTTGCGAATAGCTTTCATTCTTTCACCAACATTCATTTTACAATTCCCTCCTTAATACGATAATTTTAGTATACCATATTGTCGCAAAAATGCAACAATAAAAAGTCGCGTTTTTGCGATCTTGCTATTGCATTTTGCAAAGTTAAGCATTATACTTTATTCATTGAGTCGCAGCAATGCGACTAGGAAGGAGAGGCTACCTATATGTTAGATATTAAAATTGATCGTCTAAAAGGGCTGATGGTTGAACGGCATGTAACTCACGAAGCATTGTCAATGGCTTTAGGAATTAACCGGAGCACTTTATCTAGAAAATTAAAAGATGGCGGAAACAAGTTTACAATTGATGAAATAAAAAAAATGCAAAATTTTATTCCTCTTACAAATGAGGAAGTAGTTGACATTTTTTTAACAGAAAAAGTCGCATTAACGCGACCAAAACAATCAGTATAGAAAGGAATGATCCACATGAACAAAATGACACCATTTAATTTTGAAGGCAATCAAGTACGCACCGTAATGATTGATGATGAACCGTGCTTCATTGGTAAGGATGTGGCAGAAGTTCTTGGATATGTACGTCCTGCCGATGCAATTCGCACACATGTTAATACTCAAGATAAGCTGACTCGGCATTTTACCGACTCAGGTCAAAACCGGAAAATGACGGTCATCAACGAATCCGGCGTGTACGATCTCATCTTCGATGCCAGCCGGCAAGGTAAGAATGCAGATATCCGCCGTAAGGCAACGGAGTTCCGCCACTGGGTAACCAACGACGTACTCCCGTCAATCCGCAAGACTGGAACGTATAGCACAGATAACACGCTGACAGCACAACGGACTAAGCGGCTAGAAATTATGGAAGCCAACAAGCAAACTCGAAAGGCTACCGCGCTGTACGACATTGCTATGGAAGTGTCAGACGAATATGCCAAGCAACGCATGCTAAACGAAGCCGCAACGTTAATCACCGGTCATGATATGCGATTCGATGATCAAGATTACAGTGGTTATGCTGCACAGTATATTGGCGATATGTTAGGTATTTCAAAAGGGCTAGTTGGCCGCATTGCCAATCAGTTGAATATCAAAGCACCTAAGGGGGGCGCCAACAAGTATGGGCACTGGGTAATCCGCCACACGACAACCGGCACATATTCTCAATGGCTGTACACGGACGATGGTGCTACTGAGGTTGCTACTGAGTTACGGGCACGTATTGAGCAGACAGCATAAGGAGGTGAGCTGATGAAAAAGCATGAAGTGATTCATTTTTACAAGTCAGGTGGTTTTAATCACTTGGTAAATGTCTCTGTTGATAATAATTTGTTTGCCGCAGTTACCTTTACTGATAGTGAGGTGAAACGAATTGAACAAAAATATCCACTAGCAAAGGATAATCTGTTTGCACTAGTGGACGGTGTAGAAATTAAATTAAAAGATTAAAGATCGTGATCAAGCTTCATGTTTGTCACCTCCTTCCAGTACTAATTGTACCAAAAGAGGCGGCTAATATTAATCTTTCAAAGAACAACCTGAGGAGGTGAGCTGATGAAGCTACTACGTCATCACATTACGTTGTACTTCAATGAAAAAAACGAGGCAGTTTTTGAATCTTGGATTCAATTGAGCCTGTTCGGCAGAAACTTTTACTTTTCTGACGACAAGATTCTACTGAATCCAGAATCTGCAAACGACCTCGTCGTGTTAGAAAGATTAGTTAGAAATGCTAATTAACCTTTTTCCACTTGTTGTGAGTTTCCTGACTAGTTGGCGGTAATGTTGAAGTATTGTTCTTCATCGTTGCGTGATGAGGATTAGATACTTTACCGCCTCGTGGTCCCACTTCAATGTATCGACCGGATTTGACATTATCAATACCCGGTTCAAATAGCTTGGCCATAATTTTCACCTCCTTTGTGACAATTATGTCACTTAAAAGATGGATAGAATTATTTTTAAGCAAATTTGAAGCTGAGCAGACAGCATAGAAAGGAATGATCCACATGAACGACAGCTTAAACGAAAGCGTCATTAAAATCTTGTCTTCAAAAGAAAGAAGCCTTATGACTGCTGGCGTTTTACCTAAGCATGTAACCATCGCGATTGGCACGCTAGAAATTGATTTAACGATTGAAAGGGTTGGAGAGAGTGTAAATGCTGATTTTGATAATAAAAAAAGGCTCAAGACATTGTCCAAGTCTAATAGCCTTGAAGCTTTTCTAAGTGCCTCAAAATTGATTAAAGAGCTTTTTAACGATAAACAATAATTCGGTGGGACTAGCAGAGCAGGCAACATAAGGAGGAATGGGCTAATGGAAGAAAAGCATAAATACAGGATATTCATAATTGGTATTTCAGTTATATCTTCTTTAATCACCAGCCTACTTATTAATATAATAAGTAGTAAGTAATGAAACTATAATTGAGGTGAAAATTGGAATAATGATATTCCAAAAAATTCGGTTTAAGGTTTTTTCAGAATATTTGCTAAGAAAATTTTTCCCTTTTGGTGTTAGTTCAAGGTTAATCGGAGTCTGATCGTGAAAAACTGCTTCATATTTGATGAATCCAAAATTTATTAAATGGTTAACAAGGTATTTTGCTTCATCATAATCTATATTTAATCGATTGGAAATAACTTCGGTTGTTACGTGAACACGTTCTATATGCGTTATTGGCACTCTTAAATATCGAAGAATCTTTCTTTCGTTACGGGACAGTTCAACATTAGGAGAGTTGTATTCTTTGGAATTAATATTTATCACCCCGATCAATTGGAATAACTCAAGTATACAACTGAAAAAAGAAGACAGCATAAGGAGGAAACAACATGAAGAAACTGATCAACGTTTTATGGGCAATAGAAAAAGACCTCCATGTTATCGCAAGTAACACGGAAGCCCATAAGAATGGGAACAGCTCAGTAACCATAACCCCAAAAGGAACTATTGTTAGAAGCAAAAGGATAAATTACTAGTTCTGATCCTGAAAATTGTTATTTGGAGAATCGTAATTAGGTGTGAGGGATCCGTCTGCCTGTTTAATCCAATTGAAATTAGAGAGAAGCGTTGCTTTCCCAGCGGTTTGCTCAATGATTAGGATTAACCCATTGGAGTATTCATAACGTGCCTTGACGAAATCAGCACGTTGCTCAATTACTTTGAAATCCTTGGGCATTCCTTTTGGAGTATTAACTTTAATTTCCATTATTTTATCACCTCGATTAATTGGAATAACTCAAGTATATAACTGAAAAAAGAAGACAGCATAAGGTAGATGATAAAAATGATTCATCATTACATTACAGAATATTGTAACGAAAAAAACGAAGTTGTATTTGAGTCTTGGATTCAACTTAATTTTTTAGGACTGGTGTGGTGCTATTCCATTAAAAGCTATGTTCTGGATCTTGGGAAAGACAGCTCAGGTGTAATTGAAAGTTTTTTAAAAACCATGTCATATCATGAACGTTAGTCTGTTTGCCTGCTAGCATGCTTCCACTTGTTGTGAGTATTGGCACTAACTGGTGGTAAACGATGACCAGATATGCGTATGGTAGCTTGTCTTGGATTCTTAAGCTTTCCACCTCGAGGGCCAACTTCAAGATATTTACCGATTGGAACGTTGTCAGTACCTGGTTCAAATAGTCTAACCATACTATTCACCTCGATCAGTTTGAATAATGGCTATCGAACTAGCATAACTATTTCGATTTTATGTGAGGATAAAAGAATTCTACTTTATTTGGATCGAAAATGATGCTGCTGAGAATATTTCCAGATTCATCGGTGAGATTGGCAGTTATAAGCAAATTGTCTGGTACACGTCCCTTACCGCCTAAAGGGCCTCTGATAAACAATTCGGTTCCACTATCAAAGTGAATGTTAAAAACGTTGTCGGTCTTTGAAAGAGCATTTTGCAAAATTTCTGAACTATTCATAAAATCACCTCAAAATTAATTATACGCCTAAAAAGGAATGGTTATATGTAGCTTTAGAATCTTGGTAAATCAATAGGGTTAAGAACGTATCAACGGAAAGGAATGGTTATATATATGTACGAAGTTTACCTGATAGTTGGCTTTCTAGCCTTTTGGCTAACAGTAATTGTATTGATCGCCTCAGCTGGTTATCAGCTACGGAAGTCAGTGGTACGTGCCGGCGGATGGGAACCATTTTGGAAAAACTTTTTTGGAATGGAGGATCAACATGAAAATTAATGTTGGTGACAAGGTCAGTTACGAAGATACGTATGCCACAGGTATCAAGATGGTATCTGCTGGTGTTGGCAAAGTAGTAGAACTCAAGCCAGACGTTTACGGAAAGTCGAATAAGCAAATTGCTGTCATTAAGCAGCGTGGCCATGAGCCATTTGAGATGTTCACTAACGGATTGGAGGTCGTCGATCGATGAAACTATGGCATAAAAAAAGAGTCCTGACCTGGCCGTCAGAACTCACCGAAAGATTACATGAATCAAGCATTTTCAGTATGAATTCTACACTGAAAAAGGGGCGTTGGCAATGGCTTTAGGTGGAACTACCGCAGAATATGACCGAAAATTCGCTACGCCTGTGGTCACGCACATCAATCAGACTGACGAGGAACAAGCGATCTTAGAGCATAATGCCCACGTTGAGGCGCTGGAAACATTGGCAACGGAGTTACGGAATTGCTTAGAACACGCTACTGACGAAAAGTATAAGCGGTATTTGGCAGTGAAAATCTACAGCACTTGTCAGCGATTGGAACAATTACGAACGGAGGACCAAGCATGAATCTATACGAACTTGAGGGCAACCTATTACATGTTGTTGAATTAGCCAATAGTACCAAACCAGAAGATCAGCAGCTGTTTGCTGACACAATTGAAAGCTTACAAGACAGCATTGCTGACAAAGCAATTGGCTACGGAAAAGTTATTAACCAATTGGTAGCTGACAAAAAGCAGCTTGCAGATAAAATCAAGCACGATCAAGAAAGAATGCGTGCGTTATCCAACAATATTAGTCGGCTGAAATTGGCATTACAACACGGAATGGAAACAGCGGGCAAGGACAAAATCAAAGATATTGACCTGTCTATTTGGATTCAAAATAACCCCGTTAGTGTTGCTGTGACGGACGATAAACTTATTCCTGGTGAATTTACTGAGATAGAAAAGAAACTGAATAAAACGGCCATTAAACAGGCGCTCAATGATGGTGAAGAGGTTCCTGGCGCCAAGCTAGTACAGACACGGTCAATTAGAATTAAGTAGGAGGAAGTTATGGAAAAAAGTGAATCAATTAAAAACTTGGCCACCAGCATGGCACAATTCCGTAAGAATTTACTCAAAGCACAGCCAAGTAAAGATGGAAAAAGCCATTATGGGAATTATGTAACTTTGGAAGACTTAACCGCTGCAGTAGATAGGGCGTTGCCAGAGTCGTTAGGTTATACGCAGGAAGCGACCAGCGATCCTAATGGTGTCTCTATTACGACTATGCTGTTTGATGCTAGTGGGGAGTACATCATTTACAATCCACTTAGCATGCCAGTGCAGCGTAAAGACGCACAGGCATTCGGCTCTGCTGAAACTTATGCACGACGATATAGTTTATCAGCAGCATTCGGCGTATCCGCTTCTAAAGATGACGATGGACAACAAGCAACTAAAGCGGCTCCTAACAACCGTACGGCACAACAACCAGCTCATAGGAATAACGGGACACAACAAAGCAATCGTCAACCCATGCCCGTAACTAAACAGCAGGCCACAACACTTAATGGATTGTTTGAGGCAATGAGTAAGGCAGCAAGCGCCCCAATTGAAGCTGTTAGAAACGGTTATCTGGAAAAATTAAACGTTAGCCAGGTCAAATATTTGACGCATGATGGTGCTAACCAACTGATCAGCCTAGTGACTGCTCAATTAAAAAATCAAAGTGAGAAGGGGAATTCTAATGATTAATAGAGTAGTTTTGACTGGACGACTAACCCGTGATGTTGATTTACGGTATACGCAAGGCGGTGCTGCTGTAGCTACTTTCAATCTGGCCGTTGATCGGCGGTTCACCAACCAACAAGGTGAGCGCGAAGCTGATTTCGTAAGTTGTGTCATTTGGCGTAAGCCGGCAGAAAACTTTGCTAACTTCTTCCACAAAGGATCTCTGGTAGGTATTGAAGGCCGTATTCAAACACGCAACTATGAAAATAAGCAAGGCCAACGCGTATACGTCACAGAAGTTATTGTTGAAAACTTCTCATTCTTAGAATCAAAGAACTCTACTGGTAACGGTAGTTATCAAAACAATTGGCCGCAAAATAATACGAGTGATCCGTTTGCTAACAACGCTGGCGATCCTATCGACATTACCGATGATGATCTTCCGTTCTAAGTTGAGGTGATTAAATGCAGCGGTCACGATCAAAATACTTTGAACGTAATGGCAAGTCATACTTGTTAGTTGAGCTTGACCATCGGCCTAATTTAGACCATATCGAGACCGTTAGCGGTTCACGTGACCAACTTTACCTAGATTGGGAACTAGCCGACACACGCAAAGCTAGGCCACAACAACGACGTCTATTCTTTGCCCTGTTGAGTGACATTTATAGCTGGTCAGGCATGCCTACAGACTTTTTAAAAGAGCTGTTCTATCTGCAATATGAGGAATACACGTTTGGCAAACAGATTAGCCTGTCAGACACGACAGAATCGTCCGTAAGCGACGCTAACGTGTTACTCGACCTAGTTATCGACTTCATGTTTACGTGGCGTGTACCGTTCAAACAAGGCTACGAATTGCTACCGAGAGAGCAAGAGTATTACCAATATCAGTGTTGCCGGCATCGTCGGTGCATGGTGTGTGGCCGTGAACATTCGGATATTAACCACGTTGATACGGTTGGGTCTGGCCGTGATCGGAATCATCTTGACCATACGCAACTACGAGTTAACTGTTTGTGCCGAGAGCACCATACAGAATGGCACAAGATCGGTCCGACAGCGTTTGGCGAGAAGTATCACATTCCAGTTACTGGGATCAAGTTGGACGAAGAGACGTTGAGAAAAATTGGAGTTAGAGGAAATTACCGAGGTGAAACAAATGGGAAACCTGTTAATAAATGAGCCGCCACTACAAGTATTGCCATCATTAGCAGTTAAATTAGAAAGTTCCGACAAGGCATTAATACTCCAGCAAATTCATTATTGGTTGAACAGATCTAACAACATAAGAGATGGATTTAGGTGGATTTATAATAGCGCCGCAAAATGGCATGAACAGTTTCCATGGCTATCAGAAAAAACAATTCAGCGTTATTTAAAAGACCTTGAAAAACGTGGATTACTAATTACTGGTAACTATAACAAGGCAAAATTTGACCGTACAAAGTGGTACAGAATCGATTATGACGCATTAGACAATTTGGGGTCAGCATTGGGACTGACAGTACCAACGATAGGGACTGAGCGTCCCAATGGAATGGGACTGACAGTCCCCACCAATACCAATAGACTACCAGAGACTACTACAGAGACTACAAAAGAGAATAGTGCAGCTAACGCAGCACCTGAGTTTCCTTGGCAATCTGTAATTGACTATCTCAACGAAAAGACTGGCAAGCATTTCAAACACACTAACACTAACAAGGGATTAGTTATGGCACGACAGCATGATGGATTTAGCGCCGAAGATATGCAAAAAGTGATAGACCATCAATGCAAACTGTGGCTCAACACTAAAGATATGGCTCAGTATTTAAGGCCATCTACTTTATTTAGAGCTAGTAAATTTGAAGGCTATTTGAATGCAGTACCTGATGAACCAAAACATGAGGGCCGCGAGTACTGGACGGGAGGTTAACATGGAGCACGTTACTTTTGACCAGGGATATATTCAACGGCTAGCCAATGCCCACCATGTTGACCTGAACCACCTGCCAACTAAAGAAGAATTGGATCGTAAGACGGCTGAACAAGCAGCTCAACAATTGAAACGGGACAAAATGGCCCGGTACTATAGCTACTCGGTCTGGTCCGGCAACATACCGCTCAAGTTTTCGTTTGGCAACTGGGATATTGCTAAGCAGGACAATCCACACTTAGCTAAGTCATTAGGCAAGAAAGCATTCGTGTTGGCTAAGCAATTAGAAAACCAAAACTTCAATGTCGTAATGATGGGTGATCGTGGCGTTGGTAAAACATCTTTAGCACTAGCTATGTTGGACCACCTGATGAGCCATGGTCATAGTGGCATGTTTGTATCAACTGCCGAGCTTCTAAGAATGGTCAATGACAAATATGAGGACACTTCAATTCGTTCCAAACTGATCAACATAACACGTTCGATGATTGAGGTTGATGTATTGGTACTAGATGATTTTGGCACGGAAGGTGGTATGACTGGCAACATTAAACCGGTGCATAAGGATCTGCAAGACATCATGTATCGGGTATCTAACGCTAGAGTTGATTTTAACCACAACACCGCTAAAGGTATAACCATCATTACGACCAACAATACCAAAGGGCAGCTAAAACAGATGTATGAAGGTAAGTTCATTGATCGTGTATATCCAGACAGCCCGGAACAGCAACTGATTTTTGACGGCATGAAAGGAGTACGTAATGTATGAGTGAATGTCCATTGTGTCATGGCACTGGCGTTGTTCACAACTTTACGGCAAGCACAATCACAGCTAGTCCATGTCCCAATTGTAATGAAGCTTTGAGAGAACGGCGTAAACGTGAATTTGAAGAAATAAGGAACGAAGCAAAACGACTGTTGAGAAAGGGATAGAGATTATGTCATCAAACAAGAAAATGGCGGCTGAAATTAGAGCTGCTTACGTGACTTATGGCGATGATCCAGATAAGTGGCCGAAAGATGTTAAAAAAGAGATCCGCGGTCAAACTGAGGAAGGACACACGGCAGAAAATAAGATCCTACGCCACATGATTTTACATGGATTCACCAACAAATATATTTCACAAGAACGGTCCAAGACACCGCAGTATATACAGCAATTACGTGGCAGAATGCGAAGACGTGACGAATTGGATTACCAAGCCACGCCAGATGAATTGACACAGCTGAAATACACCGTCAAACACATGAATCGGCCTAACAACCAAGGAGTCGCTAGTGTTATGGGACGTGACAAAGATTGGGTGCGCTGCATGCGAGAGAAGCTACGGGAGGCAGCCAATGAAGCACGGTGATAAAGTGTATTACCACCGATGTAACCACGTTAAGCAGCCGGCTACATGGACATGCTGGGTCACTCGTGGTGATAGGCGGATAGCAATGATAAAAGTTAAAGGCAGCCACAGGCATATTGAGGTGGCACCGAGTGATGTCGAGATTGGGAGGACAAATAATGATACCAAAATTTAGAGTGTGGGACGAAACGCAGCATAAAATGCTACAAGTCGACTGTATAGAGTTTATAGATGGCAAGGCTTACTGGGTTGAAGCTAGTCCTGCTGATGGTAATGTGCAAGGTGGAAATGATGGCCCTGTTGGAGACAATAGCCAGCTTAAATTGGAGCAATATACCGGCCTGAAAGATGCCAATGGCAAGGAAATCTACGAAGGCGACATTGTTAAGTCTAGCTATAAGTATGCTCAACCTAAAATTTCACAAGTTATTATGGAGGATGGCAATAGCTATATCCTTGGAGAAGACTTGGCTACTGGAAATGAGATGCTGGTTAGTGATCACATTAACGAGATTGAAGCTATTGGCAACGTGCACACTAACCCGGAACTATTGGAGGCACAACATGACACACGAACAGATTGAGTATCGCAATTACGTGCTGCAAGGCATGGCAAGTTATGGTGGCGATGTGGCACAGGCGCTAGTGTGGTGCGGCAATCACTTTATCAATCTGAACGACAGCCAGCGCAACGCGATTAACAAATTGTCATCGAAGGAACGCAACCAGGTTATCCATGAGCTGACGATGGGATAGAATCTTAATTTCTGTAGGAGGGTATAAGTTGAAAACGACCGAATTTGTCCAAAGCATTAGAAAGATGGCCTTTGGCATTGATAAAGTTACTTGTTTTGGCGAAGGGATTATCTATCGTATCTGGGTTCCTAAGAATCAGTACGACTCGGTAAAAGTAGCGATGATATGGCAGGATAAGAACCGAAAAATCATTGAGCCGGAAGGATATAGAGCCATTAAGGATTATCTAAGCGCATTAGAAGAGTCTGACCTTCTAGGCATCATTAGTGATTACATGGCAACACCGATTGATGAACGCGGCCCGCTTGATTCGGAGGCGGACGAATGAGCTTGATGGATGGTAGGTATTTATCATTTAATCGTGGGCCAAAAATTACGACGATTTATGGTGACCAATTTACGACAAGTGATCCTCAATTTGAAAGCCTCAAATTGGGTCAACCAGCATTCTTTGATGAACACCTCCTTGTTATTATCGATATCGATAAAAAGAAGCGGATACTAACGGCCTCGGAGTCAATGGAGACAGTTATAAAGTATTTTCAGAACTGATTGCATAAAAAAAGGGCCGCCCAGCAGCAGCCCTTACCCCAAATCGGCTTCTAAAATTAACTCTTACTCCACGGCCAACGAACGAAACATTATACCATTAACATTAAAGCAAACTTAAAATAAGTTTAAGATGGAGGAATGATGGGTGAAACGATCGACGATTAGAACGGTAGAGGATATTCTACGTGATTATCCCAAGATTGATAAGTACATTGAACAGCGCGAACAAGAGTTACGTTATCCGGTAACGCCGGTTGATGAGAATGTTGGCGGTGGTCGGGCACAAAACGGATTTAACGATAGCGCAGACCGGCTAATTATCACGCTAGATGAGGACAAGCGGATTAATGCACTGAAGAAGCAGCGTCAGGTAATTGATGACTGTTTAGATGAAGTGGGAGAAGACACCGAGATTATTATTGACGAGCTGTATTTCAGAAAACGGCCTCGATATACGATCGATGGATTAATCTCAAATGGACTAATTCATGTTAGCCATACCAAGGCTTTTGGGTTACGTAACAAGTTCGTTAAAGAATGTGCAAAGGGGCTTGGCTTGTATAACTTAGATTAAGCGTATTATTTGTGTATTTTTGCCCCCTAATTTGGGTGTAAATTAGTACCATAGATGAAAACCATTAAGGCACGTGCATAGCTCAACGGCAGAGCAAAGAAGATACGGGTTCGACTCCCGTTGCACGTATTGGACGCAATAACTTAAAGGAGATGGACTCTCCCGTTCATCCAAGGCTACAGCGTCCATATTGTGATTGTAACTGGCGTTGGCCTGCCAGAAGAGGGCGGTTTGAATCCCGCGTGTGGTTCGATTCCACACCAACCACATTTAACAAGCGTTATCTGATACTTATGTGAAGATAACGTTTACAATGGAACTGTATTAGGGAATACCCCCAAAAACATTTCCTAATACATCTCCATTTGCATTAGCCAGCATTGCATCGCTGGCAATCATACACCTGGTCGTCTCTAACGAGGCGGCCTTTTAATTTGGAGGAGTAGTAATGAGAAACTATCAACGGGACAACTTAATATTCGGCCTGCTGATGGTACTACTCATTATCGTGTTGGGAGTGTGGTTACATGCGACACACTGAGTATGGCTACGTTAGCCCAACAGAAAATCACTGCTATCGTGACTTAGAACGTTGGTTGGCTGATAAGAAGAAACGTGAGCGTCGTGCTAAGAAGCATGGCGCTTTTAGTTTAGATAAAAATAAGGAGGAAGCAATTATGAATTTTGGTGAAGCATTAGAAGCGTTGCGTCATGGTAAAAAGGTTGCTCGTGAAGGTTGGAATGGTAAAGGTATGTTTATTTATTTTGAAAGTGGAACTCTAATTACCCCAGATAAGATTCGTAACTTGACGCTCGCTAAGTCTACCCCTGACAGCCAAAAATATATCAATATTAACCCACATATTGATATGAAATCAGTAGATGGTTCAATCGTTGTAGGTTGGTTAGCTAGTCAAACTGATATGCTAGCTAATGATTGGGTCGTAGTCGAATAACGATGACTAATTCCAATTAGACGGAGGTGTGGTGGTATGTAATGAAACGAAAGTTAACGCCAAAACAGCGTAAATTTGCTAATGAATTCATTAAAACTAACAACGCATATAAATCAGCTATAAAAGCAGGCTACTCTAAGAACTATGCCAGTGTTGGAACTAAGAAATTGTTAGAAAATGTTAGAATTCAAAATTATATTCAACAAAAGACTGGCGATGTTGAAAAACGCGAGTCTGTCGAAGCTGACGAAGTGCTAAAAAATATCTATCGTATCAGTGCTGGCAAAGAGATTGAACGTCATTACGTAAAGATTGATAATCTTGCTAAAGAAGCAGCAGGCGATGATGATTCGCTTGATGCTCGCATGGGATACATGGTAGATAACACAACATTGACGCCAGCCTCAACTAAAGAGCAGGTAGCTGCAGCTGAACTGTGGTTCAAACTAAATGGCAAGCTCAAAAATGACAGCAAAGAGGTCGAAGAACAAAAGATTCGCAAGCTAGAAGCTGAAGCTGATGTGGCAGAACAAAAGGCTCGCGATGCTAGAACCGGTGGCCAAGATGTTGGCAAGCAGTTTGACAAGATGTTCGAACGATTGAAGGAGGACAGCGGCAAATGACGACTTATGCTGATTTGAAGTATACAAAGAAGCAAGTCGAAGTCTTCAAGCAGTTTGACCGTGACGACTGGTCGCTAATGATCAACAGTGGGGCCGTTGGTTCTGGCAAGACGGTCATTGACAATGACATGTTCTTGCGTGAGCTATTACGTATTGGCAAGTTAGCCCAATCAATGGATAAGAAAGCACAATACATTCTAGCCGGATTTTCTAGTAAGACGATCGCTAACAACGTGCTGCAAGAAATCATGCAGGCTTACCCTATGCTTAATATTAAGTTTGATGTGCATGGCGCTTTTGAATTGTTCGGCGTGCGGGTTGTACAAGCCTATACGGGTTCAATTGCTGGTATGGCATCTATTCGTGGTATGAATGCCTGGGGAGCTTATATCAATGAAATGTCACTAGCTAATGAACAAGCATTCACAGAAATTCGCAATCGTGTTCGTGGATTTGAAGGGGCTAGAATCATTGGTGATACCAACCCAGATACGCCAACCCATTGGCTTAAACGAAAGTACATTGATCAGGCTAAGGACGAGTCAAAAGGTATCATTTACAATCACTTCACGATGGACGACAATACATTTTTGCCTAAGAAGTACGTGCATGATATGAAGGCTCAAATGAGTGGCATGTTCTATGATCGCAGCATCTTAGGATTGTGGGTTGCTGGTGAAGGATTGGTTTATGGCGACTTCGATAAGTCCAAGAATGTTATCAGCCGCTCGGAATTTGATAAACGTACCGCGGATCAAACACTTAACTACTATTGTGGCGTCGATTGGGGCTACGAGCACGATACGTCGCTTGTGGTGCTTGCTGACGACAATCAGGGTAATACGTACTTGGTTGAGGAACACACCGGTAATTTACAACAGATTGACCATTGGGTTAGTGTCGCTAAGCAGATACAACAAGACTATGGGTACAATATTCCATTTTATTGTGACACGGCCCGGGTTGAACATATTGATGAGTTCAAGGAAAACAACATCAACGCTCAGTATGCGTATAAATCCGTTTTAAAGGGCATTGAACAAGTTGCAGGGCTTATTAAGCAGCATAAGTTTATGGCTGTTCAAGAAGGCATACAGCAGTTCTTGGACGAGGTTTATCAGTATGTCTGGAATGACAAAACGGGTGAGCCGGTTAAAGAGCATGACCATGTCATGGACGCTGTACGATATGCGATTGCAACCAAGTTGTGGAATCAAAATAACAAACAACCGGATAACAGTTATAACGATCAAACAAAGCTATTAGCTGATAATGGGTTGATCGATTATCCTGATGATTTTTGGTAATTTATTCATGTCTAAAATAGACACTCAAAATGGACAGTTGATTAAACAATTAAAAAGCATGTCTTAAGCTTACAGAATTTGGATTCACAGGATATTCGGTCTTGTAAGCTGTAATGTCTATATAGAGTACACCTAGATTAGACATTACAGCATAGGTTTTGAGGTGACATTGATGGCAAAGCTAATGACAATGGAAGAGTGGAAAAAACAAGCAACTACCAAGGACACAGCACCGCTTGATATGAATGTGTTTGAACCCATGCTGAATGGCAAGCCACTAGAATTTACCGATAGAGGCATTACTTATTCAGTACCAATTGGTTTAGATGTTAAATATATTATTGAAGCGATGGCAGAATTGATTAACGAGAATATTAACGAAGAAGATAAAGCGGTCAGCGACCCTAATAGGCTGCTGGCCGTTAAGTTTGCACACAATTATTGCCAACTACATGAAAGCAAGGTGAACAATGATGGCAGAGACAAACGACAAAATAGCTCACAGCCTGTCGATTAATCCTAAGCCAAACTCGATTAGTTTGTTAAATGGTAAGCGTTATGGTGGGCGATATTCGTTCGACACTAATCAAATATACAGCATTCCACAAGAAAGATGGGACGCTATTAAAGATACCCCAGCGGCATTTGAAAAGTTAGTACAGTGGTATGTTAACGATCACTACACAAATCAATTGCCACGAATTCTTGAATTGGAACGTTATTACCAAGCAGACAACAACATTCATTACTGGTTGTCCAACAAGAAGAGCCATCGAGCAGATAACCGTATCTCTAGCGCATTGGCGCGCTATATTACTAACATTCAAGTGGGATATGAGTTTGGCACGCCATTAACGTTCGGGTACCAAAACAAAGATGATGACACCGACATTGGTGAAGGGCCAATGCAAGCACTAGATGATTTTAATCAAACCAATGATGAGCCGTATCACGAAAAGATTATGGGCAAGAACTTAGCGAATACTGGTCGTGCGTATGAGCTGCTATATGTAGCAGACGGGTCAAAAGATCCACGAGTTACGGCAATCGATCCCAATAGCGCGTTCGTAGTCTGGTCTACCGACGTAGAACCCGTGGAACTATTTGCTGTGCGTTATTACGTCGTTAAGGTGGCAGATGAAACAAACTACCAAGTTGAAGTCTATACGGATAAGAACATTTATCACTTTACAGCGGGTGACGAACCCGATAGTGATTGGACTCTGACAGACACCGAAGAGCACTTCTTTCAGCAAGTGCCGTTAACTGAATATGGCTTGAATGAAGAACGTGTGGGCGCTTGGGAGACTAAACTTGATGAAATTGACGCCTATGACCAAGCGTTGTCTGAAATGGCTAACAGCCAAGAAGACTTTAGCAATTCAATGCTGATGATCAACGGAAAAGTTGCCAACAATTCCGGCAAGTCAGAGCAAAAACTAGGACCAGACGGTCAACCGGTTTACATTGACAATGTGAGTGGTGGATATACAAATGAATCCACAACCAACGGGAAAAGTAATGCACCCGTTATGGTTGAAAAGGTGCTTGATAGCAACACAAACGTTTTGTATCTACGGCCATATGTCCAAAAAAATCCAAACGGATCGCCAACTATTGTGCCAACATCGGCAGCTTATCTGACTAAGTCGTTGAATGCTAGTGAATGGCAAATTTACATTAACCAATTGTTATCCGACATTCATAAGGACACAAATACACCCGACACAACTGACCAAAACTTTGCAGCCAATGCATCGGGTGTTGCCATGGCTTACAAACTATGGGGTAGTGACCAAGAGATGGCTATGTCGGAAACACTTTATCAGCGTGGCATACGGCGTCGGTTGCGGTTGCTAATGACGTATTGGAGCTATCTCAAAAATAACGACGTTACGATCACCGCTGAAAACAATCCGGCCGACAATGTGACAATCACATTCACGCCTAATCTGCCTAAGAACAATCAGGAAACGATGACACTTATTCAAGGTCTCAATCAGACGGGCAAATTTTCTGCAGAAACATTGCGTAATTTGGCTGAACCGATTACTGGGATTCCGGCTGATCAAGAAAAACAACAAGTAGATGATGAGTCTGGCGATCAAGATGAACGAACAACAAATATGATTGCTGCTGCGCAAGCCAAACTGCAGAACGTGAATGGGGTAGGTGATAGCGTTGACAACGGTCAAGAAGGAGCGCCAGAAGATTCACCAACTGGTCAAACAGGACAAGGCGAACAGTCAGACGATCAATAGCTTCTATCAGCAATCCTTAAGCATTATCGCCAACCATCTAAAAGAGTTCTATAACGAGTACGCTGATGATAGTGGGTTAACTCTTAATCAAGTATCGTCAGCAGTTAGTTCATGGGACACGCAACACTTTTACGCTGCTATTAACGAAATGTTAACGGACGTTCAACCCGACGATAAACTATCTAAGCAGTTACAGGCTGCTTATGTTAAAGCATCATTAACCAAACGAGATATGTTGGGTGCAATGATTGGGGCTGGTATGAGTATTGCGACGGCGAGAAGCGAACTATATGGTGTCACAGAACTAAATAGACAGCGTTCGGCAGCGTATGCAGATAACTCTTCACGTTCGCAGCAAAACGCTCCACGGAGCACTAACCAGGCCGAATACGTGCAACGACTATGGATGCACCAAGATGTTATGGCTAATCGCATGATTGAGACCTTAAATAAAGGTCTGAGTCGAGGAATTTCGGTAACCGCAATGAACAAGCTAACTAGAAGCATTCCACAGTCGGGCGATAGAATTGATGATAACTTGGCAACACCAATGAATCAGCTATTATCTCGAATTGATGGATTAATGCAGACACAATCGGTTGAGAACACCAACGAAGGTAAACGACAGGCTTACGAAGATAGCGACGTTAAATTTGTAATGTGGCTAACCGAAGAAGACTACCATGTTTGTGATATTTGCCAACCATTAGACAAGCAGATATTTACGTTCGGCCAAGCACCGATTCCTCAAGAAGATACGCACCCACGTTGTCGATGCCAATTGGTAGCGTGTGATGAAGATGGTAATTTATTTGATGGCCAACTAGACGGCATGATTACAGGTGAATTTGATTAGGGGCTATTTATTAGTAATAGCCCCTTAAAAACACTTACAAATAAGGGCAGTTAACAAAAAATCGAAATTATAGGAGTTATTTATCTGCTTTATATGATAATAACCCCTATTTTTGTGGGCTTTTTCTTACTTGCAGCCCTAAAAGAACAAGCAATTTAGTCATTCGGACTTTAACCGATCTAGTCTGCGGACTTTAAAAAGGAGTTTTCACGATGAAGATGAACTTGCAATATTTTGCTGAACCTGGTGAAGAACCAAAGCCAATCGATCCTAATGAGGAGCAACAACAAGAACCTAAAGGTCCGGAACCATCCGGTAAAGCATATTCACAAGATGACGTGAATAAAATGATGGGTGCTAAAGCTAAGCAGCTGGAAGAAAAGTTTAATGGTCAGCTGGAATCCCTGAAAGAAGAATGGATGTCTAAAGGGGAAGAACGCGCTGGCATGAATGCACAACAGAAGGCCGAAGCAGAACTCGATGACAAGCGACAAGCCCTGGCAGACCAAGAGAAACGATTGCAGGAACGACTAGACGCTGTTGATGAGAAAAATGCTTTGGCTGCAACTAAGTCAGCCTTAACGGATAGCAAGATTCCTGTTGAATTTGCAGAATTCGTTACTTCTAAAGATGACGATGTACGTAAGAACAATATCGACAAGTTTATCGACCTGTTCAACAAGGCTATTCAAGATGGCGTAGAACAACGTGTCCAGGGCACACATACGCCACAAAACGGTGGTCAAACAGTTCCTGGATCGCTGACACGCGAAGATTTTGCCAAGCTCAACATGGATCAGCAAACTCAAATTTATCGTGAGAATCCAGATTTATACAACAAACTTAAATAGGAGGTGTAGGTAATGGCTGTAATTAACGGCAATCCTACGAATTTTAGTAACTTAATTGAACCAAAAGTATTTCTTGATTGGGTCTATCGACAAAATACGCAAACTAATCGTTTTGTGGCGTCTGGTGTTTTAAAGAACGATCCCATTTTAGGTGGACGTTTGCTTCAACCGGGTCGGACTGTAGAGATCCCGGCAATGAACGACTTGTCCGGCGATGCTGATGAATGGAACGATACGCATGACATTCAAACGAATGGTGTCGACTCTGCAATGGAATACGGCATTAAGATGTATCAAAGCAAGTCATTCGGTAATACTGACTGGGGAGACTTGATTTCTGGCGCAAGTACCCAGCAACAGATTGCCAATCGTTTTGGTAACTGGTGGACTCGCCAAGATACAAAGCTTTTGCTGGATACTGTTAAAGCCACTTTCAACAACGCAGATATTGCAACTGCAAAGTCTTTCGGTGTTGGCGCTGAAAAGGAATTATCTGCCGCAGATTTTGTTAAGGCACTCGCACGTATGGGCGATGTGATGGATAACACGCTGTCAACTTTAGTAGTTAACTCAGCAGCTTATTCAGAAATGCGTGAGCAGCAGCTGATTGAATACTTACAACCAGCTGGTGCAGCAACTCCAATTGCTACGTACCAAGGCATGAGTATCGTTCAAGATGATAGCATTCCAGTTGCTTCTGATGGAACTACTTATGCACTCATCTTCGGGCCTGGTGCCATTGATTACGCAACGGCTACTCCGGCTAATGGCCTAGTTGTTCAACGTGACGAGTTTCAAAAGGGCGGCATGGTAGCCATTATTCAAAAACGAGTAGTTACTTGCCACGTTGCCGGAACAAACGTTGACTTGGCTCAAACTAAGCCCGACACTTATTTAGCTGACTTGGCAGCAGGAACTAAGCCACTGTTTGCCGTGTCTTATGATCCACGACAGATTCAATTGGTTAAGTATGGATTCAAGGTTGGTACGGATTACGTAGTGCCAACAATTAATGCGCCTAAGAAGGGAAAATAACCGCCCCGTCCGGAGTTAAAGTAACGCCGACAGCAGGCGGGGCAACAATCACTGCTGAATAAGGAGGCACACAATGGCTGATACAAGTGAATTGTCGCTTGTTGCCTTTAAGGGTAATTTGCAAGTTGCCAAAGGCGATAAGGGGAAAAACGAAGTTGAAATTACGGGATTGCAACCTGGTGCAGTGATTTCAGATGGTGAGTACAAAGTTGCCTATACTGATGGTGCTAATGTGTCTGATAAAACAGATGTTCCGGGATTTTCGGTATTATCTGTGGCAACTGTAGGGTCTGCAATCGTTGGTAAGACAAAGATTTAGGAGGTTTTTAGATTATGTCTTATGTGAAAAATAAATGGTCTGATGGTGATGTTATTACTGCTGATAAGCTAAATAACATTGAAAACGGTATTGAGAATGAGCAGGTTGGTCTTACTGGTGCCCCCGGAAAAGATGGTGCCCCCGGAAAAGATGGTGCCCCCGGAAAAGATGGCAATAGCGTTACGGCAATTGCATTGACTACGGATACCACTGGTAAGGTGACTGGCGGCACTGCTACGCTGTCTGATAAGAATACGCTACCGATTACTGTTACCCAGTCAAAAGGTTAGAGGCGATTTGAATGGCTGATATGCCAACTGCTAACGATGTGAGAGGCGACATTGGCATGTTCCAAGACTACAGCGATGTTCACGTCAACGAACGCATTGAGGACGCTGTAGCAAAAGCTAAACATGACCAGATTACAGATGACGCGTTAGCCAGTGCGATTAGATCCTGGGCACGTCATTTATTGTACAAGGACTGGTTCATGAACTATGGTGGTGTTCAATCTGCAAGTACGTTTGGTAACTCACAGACAATGGTCAATTTTAATGGGTATGACGACTACCGTGCTGAGTATGATGACATCGTTGATGATTATGGCGTGTCGGACTCAATGGGAGCGGTGTGGACTGAATGACTGAAGACTTTGATAATACTGCAGAGGCAATTAGACGATTACAAGAGTTGCAGTCAGTGAGGTTGTCCGTGGGTGTGCCGTGGCTTAATAATCATTTGAACATGATTGCTATGGTCCAGGAATACGGTAAGACGATTGTTCCAGTCAATCGACAGTGGTTGGCGTTGCCAACACCGAACTCAGGTGATAAACGGCCAGCAGATTTTCAAAACCTTTTCTTCATGTTAGGAAAAACTGCTGATCAAGCCTATTTAGCCATGCCAGATGCTAATAGTGGTTTTAAAATCATGTTTATTCTGCGCAAGAGTGTTGTGATTCCACCACGGCCATTCTTGCGTTATTCGTTTAATCACCATCTCGGTCGGTGGACAGAGTTGGGAGCCGACTTGGCTTTTAAGTGTATGGTCGGTGAAATTGAGCCGAAAGATGTGCACTCAGTATTGGGAGAAGCGATGGTCAAAGACATTAAGCAAACCATTTCTGACTTCAGCACACCAAGTAACGCGCCATTAACTGCCAAGAATAAAGGATTTAATGATCCGTTAATTGATAGTGGAGAACTGCGTGACTCAATCACATGGATTACAGAAAGGATTTGAGTTTATGAGTATGGAATTAGTTATTGTTGCAGCAAAGACGGGGACAGACGGTGCTTATATCACACCAATCCGTGACACGGAACAAACGAGTGACATTGCCTTCTTCCCAGAAGATGATCCAAAGGTTGTCAAGATTACGGGGTACGCACCTGGTGACACGATTCCCAGCGGCAAATATTTTGCTGCTTTCTATAATCCAGACACTAAAAAGTTCCTGGGACAATTTGTGTCAGTATCTGGATTCACGGTTGCAGGCGAATCAACACCAAGTGATCTTAAAGTAAAACCAACCGATACTGGTGCTGAAGTCACATCAGGCAACTAGCATGAATTTTCAAAATTTTGGGAATTTTGGATTCATGAATGACATGCTAGCTGAAGACCTGACAATCACCATTCCAGGTCATGACACCGGGGATTCTGATGAATTAGGCCGACCAATCATGGCCCCAGCTACGGTAAAAAAGGTGCATGAGCCGATTGTTAATTCGACTAATCCAAACATGACGTATACCCCAGAATTGGGTGGTCAATTGCCTGTAGGCACACTTTATTGGTTATCAGGTCTAGTTGGCTGCCCCAAAGGAACAAAGGTGCAACGAGCTTCTGGTGCGACCTATGAGGTCATTAATCACGGTGATGATTTTGCAGCTGGACGTGTGTACTACCAGTTGAAGGAGGTTGGCACTGATGAGTGAGTTCAACCTGTATGATGCTGTTTCAGCAGCACTCGTAAAACAAATTAAAACGTATATGCCACAAGTTACGGTTCGTCCGGAGAGTGTTAAACACTTTACGCCTGATTATCCGTATGTTACGTACAAAATTTATGACGATTATGACCGAGTGCTTTTCAATACCCTTAATGAAGAAATTTTTGATATTCACGTTCAATTTAAAGCCGTCTCAAATGACGAAGGAGAAGCTAAAACACTCGGGCACGAGTTGCGGAAGCTTTTTTTCTTGCAACAACCGGCGTATGAGCTATTTCAGCAACACATTGTTGCCAAGGATTGCAACATGATTCCATCAACTGACACGTTTCTTGACGTTGATTGGCAGTTTATGTCTGGTGCTGACTACACGTTTGGTGTTCAAGACAACTTCACTGATGAGACGCAAACGGGAAGTATTGCGAGTGTTGACCCGCAAATTAATACAAAAGGAGCTGAATAAATTTTGGCAATTAAACAAACAACAGACGCCCACTTTGTTGTTTCTATTCATGCGTTGAAGAACTCAGGTGGCACGCCAGCCGTTGGTATTGCAACTAAAGGGAAAGACGCAACAACTAAGGCGTCTATTTATACAGACTTATATAGTTTGTCAGCAGATTTTGATGAGGCAACTGGCGTTTACTCCCAAGCGGAGGCAATGTTTGAAGCTGACAACTTCAAGGGTCCAGTGGAAGTTATCACCTATCCCAATGTTGACTCAAAGACCCCAGCCAATGTTCAAACGACGGGAACAACTACTGGTGCAACTGTCACGGCAACGACCACACCTGGGATTGTGGTTGGCCTGACTGAACACTTATTTGATGGATTCAAGTATTTAGTTCTGGACGGGGCTACTGAAGCAGAGATTGAGGCCGTATCAGACTTTTTGTATGACAACCAACGCATCATGCTGGTTACGCAACCTAAGTCGGTTACTGATCTCCAAACGTTGTCCACCCATGTTAAGGGCATTCAAACAAAAAAGAATTCACTTGGGAATACAGCAGCCATTGTTGAAACGGCTAGTGATCGTTTCGTAGCTGCTCAAGCGGCCGCATACGCTGCAGCCAACTTACCAGTTGATTTTCAGCACATTGGTAATCAGTCACAGTTCGAACCAGACGCCGATTTATCAACCGATGATTACAACACGATTGCTGCAGCTAATGGGACAGTAGTTGTAAACAAGTCTGGTGATTACATGTTGCTAAACGGCCTAGCTTTGGCTGGAAACTACGTCGACCAATTTGTTCATACGCAACTGGTCATCGATACGTTCCAGACGGCATTGCAGAAATATCTTAACCGTCATAACTTCCCAATCTTCAATGACGCCACGATTAAAGAAATGGCACAAACCATTGAAGCTTGCGGTCAGCAACTGCAACAGCAAGGCGTATTGGCTAGTGCTGTTAAGATTACCAGCGTTCCTCGTTCTAATGTGTCTAGCAGTGATGTGGCCGCACGTAAGTACAACGGATTCGGGTTCAATGTTCAGATTGCCGATGATATTGATACGATCAACGCCAAGATTGATTTGACACTTTAAGGAGGGATAAGTTATGGCAATCACTTTATCAAACGGAAAAGAAGTCAATTTGTATTCCGCGCGGTTCTTACACATTTATTTGTTGTGGAAAGGCCAATCGAAAGAATTAGGTGGCTTCCAAAACGGTGAAGCTTTTAGTTCACAACGTACGACTGCAGATACAACTATGCAAGGCGATTTTCACTCAAACGTTATGTTCTTCGACACTGACGACGAGACAGGGACTCTAACGTTGAATACCTATCCTGGAACTTCAACCACTGATATTCTGTTCAAGCTCTATCATTTACAACACGATCAAATGCAAGCAGGGCTATTGAGTGCTGACCAAATGTTTGGCCTCAATATCGTCAATGATTCTACTGGTGAAAAGATCACTGCAGAAGGCTGCCGTTTAGCCGGCCTGCCTAATAACCAAGGTAATGAGCAAGCATACTCGCTGCCCTGGACGGTACTGGCAGGTTACTACCAAGACACCGGTGCCGATGTTGACGACTCAATGTTTAAAAACTAAAAGCGCACTAACCGTCCGTTAAGGGCAGATTAGCGCGTTGTTTTCATGTTAAATGACTGAACAAGAAGTACATCGACAAACGCGACAAATAAAAAATCCGCCCCTTAAATAACTTTGGCTAGTTACGGGCGGAATTTTATTTGTCGTGTTTAACTTGCCACCGCCTTTAAAGCGGCTTGCAGGGGGCGGTGTATCAGCACCGGCCTTTTTCACATGCCCATATTATAACACATTTTCAAATTGCAATCTCACAAATAGACTATGAGGCCACCAGACGGTGTCCTCTTTTTAATTAAGGAGAGACTTTTATATGTCAGAAAAAGATGAACAAGCTATTGCAGCGTTTATGGATAATCAATTTGAACGAACGGTAGAATATACCGATTCAAAGGGCGACAAGAAGACACGTAAGATCACGCTACAAGATCCTGGATTTGATATTGCCTCACAAGCAATTGATGCCCTAAACGTTGGTGAAGATACTGGAGACGCAGGCCGACTGTTTGACCTTATTATGCACAACGTATTAGTTAATCCACATATGGATTATGAATCATTGAATGCAGACGTTCCAGACGACATTAAGAAGAAAACCGTTACTAAGAAAAATCGTAGTGGTAAAGACGTGCATATCAACATGGTTTGGCCAGGTTATCGTACTGCTTTGCAGATTGTTTTCATGTCAACGCGGCCATCTGGGGCATCTAATATGAACGGTACGATGACCAAGCTTAATAGTGAAGTTTTCCGCACAGATAAGAATGAAGTACTTAAGATGAACTTCTGGGACGCTACAGGAGATGGCAGTGGACTAGGTATGATTGCCATGCAGGAAGCTACGAAGTTCTTAGCAGAAATCACGGACCGTAACGGTGACCAATCGGTATTAGGTGAAGCGTTTCAGTTTCTTATGGAGTCGTTACAACAAGTTAAACTCTAAGTTTACCGACGCTCATGGCAATGTTGATCAGACATTATTAGACAAGGTGGTTGACAAGCGCATGGCCTTTGTTAACCCAGCGCTGTTTCTGGGAATGACAGAACATGATATACGGCAACAGACCCAAGATGAATTTTTGGTTAGCAATGAAATTGCTGAACGGATTGGTAAGGAATTAAAAACAATCATTGCAAAAGGCGTGTCTGATGGAGTCCTGATGGCACTAGGAAAAATATTAGGTCAGAAAGGAGGAAAATGATGGCAGAAACTAAAGAGTTGCGGCATGCCGGTATTGGCATTGATCTTAAGGTCAATGGACTAGAGGAATTTCGTAAGGCAAACTCGATGCTTGATGACTTCATGCGTTCGTTTCATGAAATCACTGGTCAGGCTGATAAACTAAAAGAATCACTAGGTTCTGGGCTTAACATATCTCGTGATGTTAATCAGTCTAAAGACAGCATGGCTGGATTTCGAAGTGAGTTCCGCAAGACGGCCCAACAGGCTGATACCTTTAAACACAATCTGGACTTTTCCAATGTAGGGGCTAAAGACACTGAATCGATGCGTAAGCTCAACGATCAAGTCGGCAAGCTACGTTCTGAAAAGATTACGCAGATCAAGACTGAGATGCAGGGATCAAATAAGTCAACGAACGATGGTTCTGAGGCAATTAAAAAATATAGTAATCACGTAGATGAAGCTCATCATCGCATGCGTCGGCTACATGATATTATCTTCGGTAGCTTTGTAGGAACGGCCATTTCTAATGGCTTGCAGAACATGACATCAGGTATTCAAAATGTCGTCAAATCGGGCTATGAATTAGCTGAAGGTGGCGAACAAATTCGCAATCAGTGGAAAGATATTGGGCTAAGCAAAGCACAAGCCAAGGGCATGACCGATCAGATTGGTGAGATTCGTAGTAAGTCAAATATGGCTGGCTCAGCAATTGATGCGATGCAAAAGAAGTTTTATGCAGTGACGAACAGTGTGCCACAGGCAAAGAAGTTTACGAATGAAATTGCAGCGTTCGGTGCAGCTGCAAACAAGTCCAGTCAGCAGATTCAGCAAATCTCTATGGGTGTTGCCAAATTAGCTGGATCTAAGAAAGTTTCGGCTGGATTTTTTCAACGTTCAATTGGACAGCTACCAGCATTCCAAAAAGCAATCATTTCAGCTAGTGGCATGACAACCAAGGCCTTTAACGATCAGTTGAAGAATGGCAAACTGACTGGTGCTAAGCTACAGCAGTACATGACAACTTCCGCTAAGATGAGCAGTAAGGAATGGGCCAATTTTAGCAAGACGACTAAGGGGCAACTAGCCGGGATTGAAGGGACTTGGCAAAACTTAAAAGCAAAATTCGCTGGTCCCCTCGTTGAGGGTATGGCTAAGGCCTTAGAATCTGTTGACAGCAAAAAAGGTGGCCTAGGCGACGTTAAAAAGCAATTGCAAGGCATTGCAGGAGCTTTGGGCGCTAAGATGGGCAATTATATTGGTGAGGCCATCAAATTCTTGGTTAAAAACCGGAAGGCTTTGTCTGAGATCGCTAGTTCTGTATTTACCATTGGTAAAAATTTAGCTATTGGAGCTTGGAAGCCTATTGCGTCGATCATCAAAACTATTGGTGGCCAAAGCGGCAAAGCTTCTAAAGGTTTGCGTGGATTTGGGGACGCGTTAAATGCTATTTCTAAACACAAGAGTGCTATTCGGTCTGTAGGTAAGGTTCTTATGGGTATGTTTGCCGCCAAGAAGCTTTTAGGCATGGGTACTGGGATTCTGGGACTAAGAAAGCGCATTTTAGAGTTCACATCATCAACGAGATTAATGGGATCAGCCATTAAATTACTCCCCTGGGCTTTATGGATTTCAGGTATTGCCGCGGCAATTGCAATCTTAGTTAAGCTATACCAGCATGATAAAAAATTCCGCAAGTTTGTTAATGGCATTATGGCATCGGTTAGAAAGATGGCTAAGTCGTTTAAAAATTTGTGGGGAGACGCCAAAGGTATCTTTAAAAATGGATTTAGGACAATTGAACACGTCGTTAATGTTGGAATTGATGTTCTAACTGGCGATTGGAAAGGCTTTAAGAAAGACGGCGTTAAGCTGATCAAATCATTTTGGTCCTTAGCCAAAGACGTCTTTAAGGCTGACTTTGACTTTATCAATGATCTGACTGGTGGAAAATTAGAAAAAATGACTAAGGCATTTAGAAATACTTGGAAAGATATTGGCAAGGGCTGGAAATCATTTTGGAATGGTATATCTGATTGGTTTGGCGATCTCTGGAAAGGTATCGTTAAACACGTTCAAGATGGTATCAACAATGTCATCAAAGTTCTTAACTCAGGAATCAGTGGTATTGATTCAGTCATTCACGCATTTGGTGGATCTAGCAAAGCAATTGGAAAAATTAATCCAGTTCACTTAGCAACAGGGACCGGTGCTTTATCTGGTCAGCGTAGAGCGATTACTAAGCCAACCATGGCGATGCTGAATGATGGCCATGATTCGCCAGAAACTGGTAATCGAGAAATGCTAATTCACCCTAATGGTATGGGTGAACTGATTAAGGGAACCAATGTTATGCGCATGTTAGAGCCGGGCGCTGAAGTGTTGAATGCCACGGAAGCCAAAATGGCTATGAGCATGCAACATTTTGCTTCGGGTACTGGATTCTTTAGTAATCTATGGAAGGGAACTAAAAAGGTGGCTGCTGACGCAGTCGGCGGTGTCGAATCAGGCATTTCAGGAATTGGTAACTTTGCGTCGAAAGCTTGGCATGGTGCAACACACTTGCTGAGCACGATTCAAAAGATTATTGCCGGACCCGGCAAGTATTTAAATAGTCTTATGGGCAAGAAGCCATCAGGACAAGGCGCTATTCTTAGCGACTTTGCCGGTGGATTTTATAATTCCATGAAAAAGCAAGCCTCGACTTGGTGGTCCTCACTTTGGTCAATGGCATCTGGAGTGCTAGATAGTAGTGGAACTGGTGGCAGTTGGCGTCATGATCCAGGATTGACTAAGACCAATGGATTTGGAGCATCTCGTAGCTTTGGATCACATGACGGCGTGGATTTTTCTGGGTCGTTGGGATCTCCTATTTTAGCAGTTCATGGTGGTAAAGTTACACACACCGGTCGGCCATTACACGGATGGCCTTATAGTCAGCTTGGAGATGTTATCACAGTTGCTAGTGATGATGGGTACCAAGAAATTTATCAAGAATTTGGCGGAATGAACAATATTAAAACTAGTACGGGAGATGTCATCAAGACTGGGCAGAAGATTGCTACTTTAGGTCGCTTGAATGGGGCTGGTAGCGGATCACACGTTCATATTGGGGTGTCTCATGGTTCCCTTTGGGACCATGGTGGATCTAATACTAGTGGGTGGTATGACGTTACTAAGATGCATGGTAAGGATAATGGGTCATCAAAACTAAGCCACTCTCACACTGGTGGAGCTATGTATAAGCTCATTCAACAGGAAACTGGTGGAATGATGGGGTGGATTAAGAAGCATCTATCACCGCTTATGGATGATGGTGGTGGTTCGATGGGCAATCCCGGTGGCGCCGGTGTTCAGCGTTGGAGATCTTATGTCAAAAAGGCCTTGAATGCTTTGAATCTGTCTACTTCCGGATCAATGGTCGATAGAATTCTACGTCAGATCAATACGGAATCTAGTGGTAATCCAAAGGCTATGGGTGGTACAGATGGATTGAGTGATGGTCATGCAGAAGGACTTATGCAAGTAAAACCGGGAACTTTTGCTGCCAATAAATTATCCGGACATGGCAACATTTGGAATGGATATGACAATATCCTTGCTGGACTTAACTACGCCAAGCACCGATATGGAAGCGGCCTAAGCTTTTTGGGAAACGGACATGGTTATGCTAAGGGCGGAAAAATACCAAAGGGTCAACTTTCAGTTGTTGGGGAAAAAGGTTGGGAACTTTTCCAACCCAACACTTCGGGAACAGTGATTCCACACGAAGCTTCAGAGAGATTGATTAATGGTAGCGGCAAAGGCAAAGTCTCAATTAGTGCACCCACTAAGGTAGTTATTCAAGGTAACGCTGACAAGTCAGCAATTGACGAGTTAGATAGCCGGTTAGAAAAACGTAATGATGATTTAGTTGAAAAGTTCCGCGAACTTTGGGGACTAAATGATGATGGAGGGCTTACTGTCTAATGGCTAGTAAAACGAAGAAACTTAATTTAAAGGGTAAAAGTGACACGAAGATTGCCAACGAAACGCAGAAATGGAAGAAAACTGTTTCTGCTGATGCGGCCAAGATTTCTAAGGCCGGTAAGGCGATTACTGCTGCCCAAAATAAAATTGACACGGCTAATGACTATTTAAACAAAGCCAATGGCTATAAAGCTAAGAGTTCAGCTTACGACGCTCTTGAAACTCAAATCGAAGCGCAAGAGAAGTTGCTTGCTAAGACAAAGAGTTCGTCCAAGAAGAAAACAATTACTTCCAAAATTACGTCACTGAAAAAAGATAAAAAATCATTAGTAAGTGATATGAAGAAGATTGCTTCCTCAGCTGGTTACCAGAAACAAATGTCAGCAAAAACCAAAGCACAAGCGAACATTAAAACGGAAAAAAGCAAGATTAGCAGTCTAAAGACTAAGAAGTCTAAAGACAAAAAAATTTATGGTCAATATTCTTCTACAAATACTGCACGCAAGTTAGTTGCACGGAAAAAACTTCAAAAGGCTAATGGAAAGAGTATTCGATCCAAGATTAAAGTGGTCAAGAAAAATTATGGTGGTCAAACGGCTATCTATCGTGCTGATTTAAAGACTAGTCGAGTATTTATGCTAGGGGAATTTGATCCGTCAGAAACTAACGACCAAGATGTGCCAACTAATGCAGTTGACAAGTCTGATCCACGAACTAACTACAGCGTACGTAATTCTAAACAGTTATCGGGGACTTACTATTTATTTGGTAAGTCTTTTTCTGATTGTGATAAGCAGTATGAAATCTTACAAGGTTGGGCACGTAAGGGCGTTGAGGTCACTGTACGAGGATTCTCTAAGTGGAATCATGCTTACTTATCATCGGTTGGTAAGACGGCTTATACAGCAGGCAATAAAAATAGCATGCAGCTATCAATTACCTTCACGTATGCCCAAAAAGACAAAATTGCTTATGCCAAGAAAAAGACTAAAAAGAAGTCGAAGTCTTCGACGGGAGCAAAGACCGGTACCAAGAAAACAACGCACAAAACGGTAACGGTAAAGTCTGGTATGACTTATTGGTCAATTGCCCAAAGCCATAATGTGTCAGTTTCCAGCCTGGAAAAGATGAACAAGTGGCCCGCTGCTAAGTTGCCAATTGGTGTGAAAGTGAGGTATCAGTAATGACCGTTCATGACACGATACCAATCGAACCAGATGATATGCCATATAATCGCCAAGTAGATTTAGACTCTGGAAGTTATGTCTTTGGATTTCAATGGAACGAAATTGATCGTACCTTTACGATAGATGTTTCTACGCTTGATGGTGTTGCTATTCGTCAAGGCGAAGTGCTGGTGCTTAACCAACCGCTTTGGCGGAATATTAACATTGATGGCTTGCCAGCAGAAACGATTATTCCCCTAGACGAGTCCGGAAATGAAATTGAAATTGATCCAGGCAATCTGGGGGATACCGTTAATTTATGTATTGATGATATTCCTGATGGCGAGGTGTGATTGTAATGTCAGTAAAAGTTAAAAGTGACGGTTACTATTGGGGATATACGACAACTATCGTGATTACTCACAACGGGGCCAAACTAACTTTATCTGAAAAAAACAGTGTTCCAATTAATTATGAAGTACCGTCTGATGACGGTGGCAGTCCGGCAACGTGTACAGTCACCGTTTTTAATTTGGCCAAAACACACCTCAATAAGATTCATAAAGGCGACCATATAACGCTGAATACGGGGCCAACAGGGCTCTATGGTCTACTTACCGAGGGAACCATTTCGCAAGTCTCGCCGGAGACGAGAGACGGCATGGATAAGGAAACGCAGATTACGTTCACTGAAGGTAAGGACTACAGCAAAGAAAAACGATTATACAGCAAATTTAATGGTTCAAAAATGGTCACACATAAGGTTAAGACGAGCGACGGCAAAACAATTTCTTATCAAACTAAGCAAGTTAAAAAGGTAAACATTGCCTTTAAAAAGAATGTTAAAGCTAGTCAAATTATCGCTAGGATTAAACGCGACGCTAAGATTGACATTGCCACAGTGCATTTAAAAAAGAACAAGGTTTACAAGAAAGGCTACTCGCTTTCATCTAAGCCATTGGCCGCTATTAAATCAATCGCTAAGGATTGTGGGAGCAAGGTCTACTATCGACGAGGTGCAATTTATATTGATGATTGGCAGAAGCCTAACCCATACAATGAGCATTTATATCTAGCGATGACTAATGGGCTAACGCAAGAGCCAACCTATAACAGTACTGATGATGGTTCAGCAACCTGGACGCTAGAGTGTTTCGATGATCCACGAATACTAGCTGGCTCAGCTGTCTATGTAAAATCGACGGAGATTACTGGATTGAAACGAGTGAAGAGTGTTACCCATACGCACGATCGAGATAGTTACAAAATGGAGGTGGTTGTTTATGCCTAAAGTGAAAAAGAAAGTGGTTGATCCCAAGCACAAGATGTCTGATTTTCTGGAAAAAGAATTAATCCCGTTGATTTCATCGCAGATTAATTGCAACATGATTGGCCGGGTCATTTCATACAGAAAAACTGATCATCGTTGTAGTGTTCAACCATTGCCGCTACAGTCTGACGGGGACAAGCGTGCGCCTCTAGTTGAGTGCGTGGTGCCATCGTCAATTTGGCAGCTTGATGAAGTTCTTGGGAAACTAAGCAAAAGTTGGAAGCCAATGAAAGTCGGTTCAGTTGTGAGCGTTGGCTTTTGTGACCGCGAAATGGATAACTGGACGGGTAAGAGCAACTACGCAATTGAAACCAAACGGGTTCACAGCCTACAAGACACAATTATACAGGCGGTGATTTTACCATGATTGCTTTTGAATTAGACGACACCGGTGACTTGGATTTTGATGCCAACACTGGTGTTTTTAATTTGGTTGAAGATGACGACGAGTTGGCACAAAAGCTAAGCCTATTGTTCAATATCAACACGGCAGAACTTCTGTGGAACGAGGATATTGGGATTGATCATAATGATCTACTAGCCAATGCAGACGATCAAGGGGTTATCCAGTCAATTCTCGCTGATTACTTACAAGAACAATGGCCCGAAGAGTTTGATGCGGTTGAGATCACTGATTTTGAGGTGAATGCTGAACAGCGAATCACTAACTTGTCAGCGACAGTAACCCTTAATGACGGCACCACAATTGCGGCAACAGTCGGAGTAGACGAAGGAGGCGATGTTGATGCCACTAACGACTGATACAGGATTTGACCGAAAAGAATTAGACGACTTACGTGATGATATTAATGCGCTATTCATTAAGCGGTTTGGTGATGGCATTGACTTAGATGACAGTCAGACACCCGGCATGCTGGCAGGCGTGTTATCTGAGGCAGACGATACATTGGAAAAACTGGCTCAAGGCGTTTATAACTCATTCTTTGTGCTGAAAAGTTCCGGTGCTAACTTAGACGACTTGGCGGCAGAACTTGAGGTCTATCGTAAGCCTGCAGTGAATGCTTATGTAGACTTGCAAATTGACGGGTACGTAGACCCAGATTCACCAACAATCATTCCAGAAGAAACGCAATTTTCCACACCAGATGGACAGGTATTTTCGACCATGGCTGACACGAAGATTACACAACAAGCTACTTATGTTGATAGCGGGGGTATTAAGCAACCATTGGAAGATGACGACGGTAATGTATTAGGCCGGCAGATCGTTCAAGCGGTAGCCATCGAGACGGGCACAGCTTCGAATGTCATGCCCAATACGATCATTAATCCGGAAGACTCAATTGACGGTTTTTATGCGGTGACAAATCCTTCCGCAGCAACCGGTGGTGGTGATCCAGAAACGGATGACGAGTTACGTCAGCGCGTACTAGCTAACCGTTTAAATACACCCAATTCAACACCAAATGGCATTCAAACCGCTATTAAAAATCTATCCGGGGTTACCGACGTCCGACTGATTAACAACAACACAATGAGCAAAGATAGTTACGGCAATCCGGCCAAGTCAGTACATTTGTATGTCATTGGCGGTGCTGATACTGATATTATCCAAACTTACTTTGATTACTTACCACCACAATCCAACACGATTGGCTCAGTGATGGGAACTGCAACGGATATTGGGGGCCGTCAACACATTGTGGCCTTTGATCGAGCAAGAACGGTTCCTGTCTTCATTAAAGTCGATATTCATATTGATGATACAAAGTTTGATACGGACAATGGACCGGCCAGTATTAAAACAAACATCGTTAATTACTTTGACACGTTGGGCATGGGCGATAAGGTACTTTATTCTAAACTATTTGCTCCAGCGTATTCGCCGGTTGGTGTCACTGATGTGGCACTAACACTGGGAACCAGTTTAGATAAATTAACGGAGGCTGATGTAAGTGTTAGTGATTTTCAACTAGCGGTAACCAGTTCAACTAATATCACGGTCAATATAATCAAGTGAGGTGACTAGATGTACCAAACTGAAGCAGATTTATCAAACGATTCGCTACGTGATTGGATAACGGCCATGCTGCCTGGCAAGCTTAATCAAGAAGATGATTCCAACAACCAACGGCTTCTCAATATTATCAGCGATATTTTTTTGGCACATAAGAATGACTTGCTCAACATTTCGGACCAATTGCGACTGTCAAAAGCTGCCGGTCAAGTTTTAACTGAAATTGCGGCGGATTACGGTGTCACACGGCTTGATGACGATGATGATTTTTTGCGCTTTCAGGTACGGTTACAGTTGCTTAAAAATCACAGTGGTGTGACAACAAATGACATCAAAAAGCTCATTGCAACGGTCTTAAGCATTGATCCTAGTGTGTTTGATATTGATGGCACAGATAATCCAGAAGAAATCGAGGTGACCAATATTCCGTTTGACTTCAACTCTGGCGATAAGGCTGAGATCAAACGGAAGATTTTAACAAACGCGATTCAATCAATGTTACCACCAGAATATTTGTTGAAAGACTTACAGTACGCCGTAACGGCCAATAAGCCATTATATGTGGCTGTACATGCCCAAGCATATTCACAGATAACCGTAAAGGAGACGATATAATGGCAACACCAAACGTTGGTATCTTAACCACCGCCGGTAAAGCTTTAATTGATAAGGTGAATTCCGGTCAAGCAAAAATAAGTTTCAGCAAAATTGTCTTTTCATCGATGGATAATTCCCAATTATCCGATATGCAAGTCAAGGCTTTAACCGCAATTGCCCCACAAGAGGTGGTGGTTAGCTCACCAGAAACGACACTGGACACCAATTCTGGAGAGACTCGCATTCGAGCTACCGGGACTAATGAAAAATTAGCCGACGGCGTATACGTCAAAACCTACGGGGTCTTCGCCAAAGACGATACCGGCAGCGAAATTTTATATGGTGTGACCGTGTCACCCAACCCCAACTATTTTCCTGCTTATGATGGTGTCACCCCGCAAGCAGTGACTTACAGCTACAAAACCGTCATTCAAGAGACTAGCAATATTACCATGACGAACTCGAATGATGTGTATGCCAGTCAGGAAGACTTAACAGAAGCATTACAGCCTTACGCCAAGACAGTTGACGTTAATCAGCAACTGGATAAAAAAGTGAATATTACTGACATGCGTAAGCCTGCTAGTGATGTAGCGGGAATTGAGGAAGTTAGCGCCAAGCAAGATAAAATTGGTTACACACCTGCTGACGATTCAAAAGTAGTTCATACTACCGATATGCGTAAACCTGCCAGTGATGTTGTTGGATTAGAAGATATTACGCAAACAGTTTTACCTGATGGTACTGATTTCTATACATTGATTAATACTGCTGGAAGGTCATTGCAGTATTTTGTTGATGGTTTCCCACATGCTCAAACTATGATAAACAAGCCCACATCGACATTAAGCGGTTTTATATTAATTACAACTGCGGTTAATAATAGAACCGTTGCTACTTATAATTACACTTTTTTAAGTTTGAGAGAGGTAGTTACAGGAAATTCATATGGAGCAGTTATTACTACAGATGGAACAGGAAAAATTACAGTAACACGACCATGGCGTAAACTATCTTTTGATGATGAAGTAGCCCACCTATCTGGTGCTAACAACTTTGACACTGTCCCAACTGTTAACAATAATCCGCTATTACTAGCAAGCAGTTTGCCATCTGACCTAGCACGAACGGGTGCAAATCAAGAGTTTACGGGTAAGAACACCTTTGATACTGCCCCAATTGATAAGACAACCGGTAATCCCTACATCACTAAAGACGGTGTCCCAAGTATTCCAAGCGATGTTGCACGAACATCTCAGCAAACTAACTTTCCTGCAGGCTTAAAATCAGGAGGTATCGATGTCGCAACCGCGGCTGACTTGAATAATTATTATCATGCTAATGCTAGTGATGGTGCAGCATTAGCAGCAGCAAAAGCGGCAAAGGTTCCTGGAATTTTCTGGTTTGAGGAGGTGTAGTATGGGTCTTTACGTTCAAGGTGGAAAAAAAGTTGGTGGTATGTATATGGCTGATGGCCGAGGGAATGCTACAAAAGTAGGCGGTATGTATTATGCTGATGGTAAAGGTAATGCTACTAAAATATTCCAGAATTATGTGCCAGCTGGTACTGTGCTGTGGTCAGGACATGCTATTTTTTGCTCAGATAACTCTGACCCAATTATGGGAAGCAACGAGGTTATGCAATCAGTGCTGAAGTTGCCAAAATACTTTAAAAATCTAAAAGGTATTAAATTAACGTTTGGATTGGGAATGATCGTTAAAACATACGATGTTGGATCCGTTTATTTATTTTCTAGTGGTGAAGTAGATACCAATGATATCGAGGAAGCTGATGGGACTTCAGTATCTTATCCATCATCTGTTAAAGTAACACGAGAACAACTGATGTCAGGAAATGCAACTGTATTTAAAAGTAATTATATACATTTTCACCCATCGGATACTGGCGGGTCAGATGCTGTTGAAAAATATGATTTGGAAATGTATACAGATAAAACCAACGGTTTAGTTCTGGCACAGCAAGGCCAAAGTTTGACTAATTTTCTTGGAATGGTTGTTTCAAACAATTATTATTCCGGAAAGAATGATTACTACTATGCATATCCGGTTTTGACCAAGATTGAATCAATTTAAATGCTTAAAATCAAGCACTGCAACCAATTAGCCATAAAGAGCTAGTTAGTCAGTGCTTTTAATTTACGCAAAATTAGGAGGATAAAAAATGTTCAAAGAAATTACAGACGTGTTCAATTGGCTCAGCAACGCTGGTGTATTCGCCTTCTTAATGGTGTTAATTCCCGCCGTGTACAAGTTGGTAAAGCCAATTCTGGCTCACAAGGTACAGACTGAAAAGAACGTTCATGTTAAGCAAGGCTTAGAAGTGGGATTAAACTTGGCGAATACCTTTGTTCCAGAAATGGCAGTAATGGCTGGATTATCTCTGTCTGATCGCAAGAAGAAAGCAATCCGCTCCGTTAACGCTCAATTAACAGCCAATGGCTTTGACTTAGATATTCAAACTATCTCAGGACTGGTTGAAAAGGCCTACCAAGCTTACAAGGTATCCGGTGGGGATAATCATGCCCCAGTAGTTACCCCGGCACCAACGGAGGTCATTACCCCATCAGAAGGGACTGACGACAATGACTAAGAAAATTGTTGACCTATCCTCGTACCAAGCCGACTCCTTGGCTTACATGAAGCAACTCAAGAAGTGGGGTACTGATGGGATTATGGTCAAGTTGACTGAAGGTACTGGGTATCTCAGTCCTAAGGCTGGTACCCAGATTACCAATGGTTTCAAAGTGTTTGATACCGTTGGGGTTTACCACTTTTTTCATGGTCGGGGAACGGCTGAAGCTCAATACTTTCTGGCTTGGGTTAAGAAAATGGGATTAGATAAGTCCACGGTACTTGCAATTGATGTTGAAGCACCCGATTTACCCTATTACACGACCAGTCAGGTTAACGTATTCCTTCGGTACCTGATTAGTCATGGGTACAAGACTGTGATTACGTACGGTTCAGGTAGTTGGTTCAATGCTGGCCGGATTAATCGTTCCCAACTGGTAGATAAGGCAATCTGGGTGGCGGCTTATGGTGTCAGTCAACCGGGGGTAGCTAATGCCAACGCTTGGCAAAACACCGACAACTGGAATGGTCATGGGGTAGACTGCAGTTATGATTTCGATGGTAAGCTGTCTGGTAAGGCTACCAAGGAAACCCATAGGAAAGCCTCATACTGGGCTGATAACGGCTTGTACGAGGTGATTACCAGTGAGGTTAACGTGTATGGTAAGCCAGCCCTAGACAAGGCTAATAAGCGCCGTATTCGGTTCTCAAAGGGAAGCACAATCTATGGTAAGGCCGTCAAGTATGGCAAGGTATACCGGATTAAGACGGACGTTGGGTACATCTCAGCTAATAAGGACTACGTGAAGTTGATCAGAAAGTCGGGTGGTAAGTAATGACCTTTGATCGTTGGATCGAATTAATCACCCTGGCTTTGGCTGTAGTTGCAGGTATCTATGCGGCTTTGATGGTTGTCATGAAGCCTTTTACGGATCGGCTGCAAGACATTGCTCAAAGTATGAAGGATAGCAGCCAGCGAATTGAGCGGCTGTTTGATTCGCAAAATACGCTGCGTGAAGATTTCATCACTAGCAGAAGCGAGCATAAAGTTATCAACGAACGCTTAGACAATGTTGAAGACGATGTACGTGAACTGAAAAGTAAATAGTGATAAACTAAGTTTTATCCAGGTACTATTTGTAAACTGAAAAGGCCACTCATCTCTTACGAGGTGGGTGGCTTTTTTTAGTGAGTTGAGTGACATTTTCAATTGATTGCTATATAATTAATACGCCTTAATTAGGCACAAGCATTCCCCTAAATAATGTTTGTATAGATTGGCTTCAAAAAAGTCCCCTACTTCGCATGGTAGAGGGCTTTTTTGTGCGCATTCTGCTTCATTTAAACGGACAAAGTATACGTATAAAAGGTGAACGTGTCGTCTGAGAGCACGTAAGCATGGATAAAATAATAAAAAATAAATAATTTATTTTTTATTATTTATTATTAAATTCGTCTGAATTGATTGCGAACTTTAGCATAGAGTCTATGACATCAACTATCTTGGATTCTTGTCGATAGGCAATGTCTTTTACTTGCTTGTAAGTGGTTTCTCGGACTTGCACTGGACGAGTGCTTTCTTTTTTTTGTTTAAATGGGCTTTCGTTATCGCCTAGTTGTTGGTTAGCCTGCTTTGCTAACTTGCCTAAAAAGTCATTAGCCATTTTCCATTTCTCCAATCCGCTTTAATTGTTCTTTTAGTACCATATCGTACATTCCAATTGCTCGTTTATCCCAATGGTCTTCATTCTTAATTCCTTCATTTGAAAAAAGCTTAACTCGCTCTTGTTGCCAAATTCTGTTAGCAAATACAGCATCTCCAAATGAATCTACGGCGGCTTGCGTTATTTCTTTATCAACTTTGGCGTCCTTTTTAACGAGATAAAGAATAACACCGGCAACGTTAAATGATGCTTGATAATCGCTCTTTAATTGAAACATGTACTGAGCAGTTTTAAGAACGGATGTGTAAGCTTGTTTTTGAGTTTGTAATACTAATGATATATAGTCACTGGCTAAGATGGCGTTGTTAGTAAAAATTGAAAGTGTTGGTGGAACATCGATGATAATGTAATCAAATTGTTCCTTAAATTTTTTAATCAGCTCGCTTAGTATAAGCATGCGATCATGAGATTTAATCTTTTCAGCTTTACCGGGCCATAAGCTTAGTTCCCAATCAGCTGGAATTATTGAAATATTATCAGTCAGAGCAACTACTGATTTGCTTAGATCAAAATTTAGAAGCCCGTTATAAAGAGATACAGTTGGTTCGATTTCTTTGTTAAAAGTAGCTTTCATAATTTCAGTTGCGTTAGCCTGCGGATCAAGGTCAATTAGCAAAACCTTGTTTTTATTAGAGCCTAATAAATATGTGTTCATGACGCTCAATGTGGTCTTACCTACGCCACCTTTAAAGTTGAAATGTAATAACGTTTTAGCGCTCATAGCATATCCTCCTAATAAGATTAGAATAACACAAGCACGGAGTAATTTAAAATAAATAATAAGTAATTTAAAATAAATAATTTATTATTTATAATTTATTATAAAGTTGACAAGCCACAGCTTAAGGGTTACTCTTACTGCATAGAGGTTGCTAAGCAAAGAGACTATTAAAATACATACAAAAAAACACCCACCGACGGTAATCGGTGAGCGCCACAAAAGTCTATTGAATTTATAGAGTATTATATCATGGCCGGTGCGATTTTTAAAGCCCTAGGGGACAAGCTGGGGTCTAAATCCAAGGGGACACGTTTGCCAGTGCGACGTCAATAAGTCTGGCTATACCACAACAAGGTTATCTGTACGGCTGGGTGGTGAATGGTGAGCGCGACCATTAACGGCGCGGGTGGTAAAACGAAGCTTCGGCTTGGTGCCGCTGATTAGTTGGTGATCGAACAAACATAAATACGTATTACCAACGCCTACTAGGGCGTTTTTTAGTAGGTTAAACCGAAAACGTAGGTTTATAATGAGTGGTGGTAGCAATACCGCAATTGTACAGACAAGCGACGGGCGTTAACGACCGACGAACTAGGGGGAAACCTTAGCGTAGAATTGCACTCTG